TTTGGTTTTAATGTAACAGGAGATTCTTATGCAGTTATTGTAATACATAAATCATACTAATAAGGGGTATATATGAAACTAATAACAGAAATGTATGATGATTTTGAAGTTCTTACTGAAGGTAAGGGTGGAAAAGATATGAAAATTAAGGGAGTTTTCATGCAGGCCGAGACTAAAAATAGGAATGGTCGTATGTACCCTCTTGATACTTTAACAAAAGAAGTTAAACGATATAATAAGGAACTTGTAGAACCCAAACGTGCTTTTGGAGAGTTAGGACATCCTGACGGCCCAACAGTTAATTTGGACAGGGTTTCTCATTTAATCGAAGAACTTTATCCCGAAGGTAATAATATTATCGGGAAAGCAAAGATCCTTGACACACCTAATGGTAAAATTGTCAAGGAACTTTTAAATGCGGGTGCGAAACTTGGAGTCTCTAGTAGAGGAATGGGAACACTTGAAAAGAGGGGTCAAACTAATGTAGTTAAAGACGATTTTTATCTTGCAACCGCAGGAGACATCGTTGCTGATCCATCTGCACCAGAGGCGTTTGTGGAAGGAATTATGGAAGGAAAAGAATGGATTTGGGATAACGGAATTCTTAGGGAATCTGAAGTCGCACGAATCGAAAGACTTGCTTCCGAAAACAAAAAGCTTGAAGCTTTTGAAATGTTCCTTTCAAAACTCTAATTTTATAAATATAATTAATCAAAACTTTACAAGGAGACTTATAATGTCTGAAGAAACTAAAGAAATGGATGAATTGGAAGAAGTAGAGGAAGCAAAAACTGTCAAAGAAGATGATGTGATTGATGCTGAATCTGGTCAGAAACCAAATCCTGCCAAAAAGATAAAAAAGGCAAAAGCAGAATCTAAAGATGTCAAAGAAGATGACGAAGAAGATTCTGAGGAAGAAGAAGGTGAGGAAGAAGAAGAGCAAACCAAAAAGGAAGCTCTTGAAATTCCTAAACTAAAATCAGAAATTCTTGCTGGTCTAGTCGATCACTTAAAAGGTCTTAAAAAAGAAGATCTTTCTAAAATCTATGGTTCACAAATCATAGGTGAAGAAGAAGGTGATGATGAAGATGACGATGAGGAAGAAGCTGAAGAATCAAAGAAAGTTAAAGAGTCTATTGACCAAAAAATCGAAGATTTAGATGTTTCACAAGATGTTGAAGCATTGGTTGATGGTGAAGAACTTTCAGAAGAATTTAAAACTAAAGCTGCAACAATTTTTGAGTCTGCAATTAAGTCAAAGGTTCGTTCTGAGTTGGAAAAGATTCAGGAAGAAAACGACAAGCAGATGGAAGAACTTGCAGAAACTTCAATGACAAGTATGGTTGAGAAAGTTGATGACTATCTTAACTATGTTGTTGAGCAATGGATGTCTGAAAACGAACTTGCTATTGAGCGTGGACTCAAAGGTGAGATCGCAGAAGATTTCATTAGTGGTCTAAAAGGATTATTTGAAGATCACTATATCGATGTTCCAGATGAGAAGTATGACATTCTGGAAGCCAATTTAACTAAAATAGAAGAATTGGAAGAAAAACTAAACAAGCAGATGGAAGAAAATGTCCAGTTGAGAAAAGCAAAAGGTGAACTTGTAAAAGAGTCCATGATTGCTGATATTGCTGATGGGATGACTGATACCGAAACTGAAAAGTTCCAAAGTCTGGTTGATGATGTTGAGTTTTCTGATGAAGATTCTTATAAAGAGAAACTTCAAACGATTAAGGAAAGCTATTTTGGAACTGGAAAAGTAGAATCTGAGGAAACTGAGACTCTTACTGAAGAAGGTTCACAAGAAGAAGTTCAAGAAGTATCTGGATCAATGGCACAGTATATGAAAGCCATTAAGAAGGATAACTCTAGAGCTCAAAAATAATATCTGAAAAACTAAACTTTAAGGAGTAATTTATGTATAATTCAGAACAACTCCAAGAGAAGTGGCAACCAGTATTGAATCATCCAGATCTACCTAAGATCACAGATTCTTACAAACGTGCGGTTACCGCAGTTATCTTGGAAAACCAAGAAAAAGAAATGCAAGAGCAACGCTCAATGCTTGCAGAAGCAGATACCTCTGTAGCATCAGTTGCTAACTGGGATCCAGTTCTTATTTCTTTAGTACGTCGCGCAATGCCTAATTTGATGGCATATGACATTTGTGGTGTTCAACCTATGAGTGGCCCAACAGGACTTATTTTTGCTATGAAAGCAAGAATGGGTGATGGTGCAACTGGTACTGCCGAAGCACTTCATGACGAAGCTGATACTGGTGATTCTAGTGCATTCGCTGCATCAGATTCACAAGCTGGTACAGAGCCTGGAGTACTTAACGGAGGTCAAGCTTCTGTTACAACTCAGGCAGGAGATCCAGACATTTGGGGTATTGATACAGCTGGTGTTTATAACGTAAAACCTGCTGATACTACAGCATCTGGTGAGACTTATGACGATTCAGGAGCTCCAGTATTCCAAGACATGGGATTTACCATTGAGAAATCAACAGTTACAGCAAGGACACGTGCCCTGCGAGCTGCATACACAATGGAACTTGCACAAGACTTAAAAGCAATTCATGGTCTTGATGCAGAATCCGAATTGTCAAACATTCTTAGCACAGAGATTCTTGCTGAGATCAATCGTGAGGTAGTTCGTACTATCTACATTACAGCAGAAGCTGGTGCTCAAACCACAGCATCTGCGGGTATCTTCAACTTAGACACAGACTCTAATGGTCGTTGGTCAGTTGAGAAGTTCAAAGGTCTAATGTTCCAAATCGAAAGAGATTGTAACGACATTGGAATTAGAACTCGCCGAGGAAAAGGTAACTTAGTTGTTTGTTCAGCTGATGTTGCTTCCGCATTGTCAATGGCAGGAGTCCTTGATGTTGGTGGAAGTGCCGGTGGAGCAGGTAACTTAAATGTTGATCCTAGTCCAGAAGGAAGTACTTTCGCAGGAACAATTAATGGTCGAATCAAAGTTTATGTCGATCCTTATAACTCTGTTGTAAGTGCAAGTGCAACTAATAACTGGTATGTTGCTGGTTATCGTGGATCTAATGCTTACGATGCAGGATTATTCTACTGCCCATACGTTCCATTGCAAATGGTTCGTGCGGTTTCGGAAGCTTCTTTCCAACCACGAATTGCATTCAAGACACGTTACGGAATGGCCATTAACCCAATGTCCAAAGTAGGTTCAACAGGAGCTATTGCTGCTGACTCGATACCTTTCTCTGCTGATAGTAACTGCTACTATCGTAGAGCTCGTGTAAGTAACTTGATGTAATCACATCTTTTAGAGGGGGAATCGTTTATTTCCCCTCTATCCCCTTTATAATAAATTCAACCTAAATAGAGAAAAATATATGTTAGATCAAATCTCAGGGTGGATTAAACAAGTAACAAACATAGGATTAGGGCTTATTGCTCTAGGTGTTGTTCTCCAAATTTTATTTGGTGCAGCGGTTCCATTCTTAGGTTTGGATGTAGTCGGTTCAGTCGTAGCACTTGTAAAAGCGTTAGGGTCTGAAGGATTAGTTGGTTTAGTCGCCATATGGGTACTTTGGGGTATCTACTCTAAGTAATAACCCGATTTATTAATATAGGGGGGGATGGATTCTCCCCTATTTTCCTTCCTTATAAATACTAGTGTAATAATAACAACAGATAAACATGGCAGACACTAGTCAACCCACAGTATTAGATTACGCAACACAAACTCAATGGAGACTTGCGTTTAATCGTCTACCCAAAACAACTTGGTTTTGTACCGCCGCAAACATTCCAGGCATAACTTTAGGAGAATCAACTTTTCCTACACCTATGGCAGATATGTTTATTGCTGGAGATAAACTTACATTTGACACACTAAACATAACCTTTTTAGTAGATGAGGAACTTCAAAACTATAGAGAGTTATGGGAATGGATTGTAGGGATTGGTGCTCCATCAAAACATCCACAATTCTCTGAGGTATTAACTAAAGGTGATGGTACAACCTTAAATTTTAGTTCGGTGGGTTCTGATGATGAACTTTCACCAAGAGATGCAGCGGTGATGAAAGGAGGAACGCCTACTGAAGGAAATATATATTCTGATGCAAATTTAATCATTTATAGTTCTAAGAATACTCCTAAAGTAGAAGTTAAGTTTAAGGATATGTTTCCCACATCATTATCTGGATTGGATTATA